CCTTTAAGAGTTTTCTGTTTTAAATGTGCTGTACTAATTTCTAGATATTTTCTTTCATTTGTTTTCATATTTTGATTCTCCCTTCTGAAATCCTTGTTTCATTTTTCTATTATTCTCCAACAAAAAAAGGAACCATACACTATTCTGTATGATTCCTTCGTTTCGCATATTCATTTACATTTTTACATAAAGCTTGTTACTAAATCTCTAGCTTCTTTCCATATGTCTTCTGGGCATTTTTCTTTGAATTTTCCATTACGTGCTCCAATATCAAGCATTTTTGCCTGGTCACATAATACCACGCCCGTTGTCTGCGTTCTGGCGTCCAGCTCGATATGAAACGGATGATGTTTATTTGTATTTGTAATTGGACACACCATTGCCATGGCACTATGATAATTTAAAATATCATTGCTTATTACAAGCGCTGGTCTTCTTCCTGACTGTTCATGTCCTTGCTGCGGATTGAAATCCATTGTAATAATATCACCTTGAGTATAATTTACCAAACTTCGTTCCCTACATGAGTACCTACATCAACCTCTTGACTACTTTCTACATAAATATCATCAATCGGTTTGTTGTAAAATGCTTCAAGCCTTTCTTTCAAGTTTAAATATTTTGGTTTTGCCTTTTTAATGGTAATAATGCCATCGTCTACGCTAATTTCTACGTTATCGTTTTCTTTTAATCCAGCACTACTAATGATTTCTTTTGATAAGCGAATACCTTGGCTATTCCCCCATTTTTTTATGGCTGTTTGTGAAATGAATATGCTTTCCTTTCTGTTCGCAATTGCCATTCTTTTAGCCTCCCTGTCAAGTATACACAACGGATATACCTTAATAATAGTATATACAAAGTATATCCTTTTGTCAATAATTTTATTCTTGCAATATTTTACAAATTAATAGGCTCATCGTTCTCATTATATTCAATCGGTTTACACTCCCCACAGCTAAAGCAAGGGGTTTTACGACGCATTGGATAAAATAGAACCTCCTTGAAATGCGGTTTTCATATGTTTATACATTCTCTGTATTCTTCTTCTGTTAATAATCCATCTACACACATATCTTCAAGACTTCTAAATATTGCATCTCTTCTCCAACTTGCATAACTAAATCCATCGAATTCTCCTATTAATGCGTTATCATTTTCCTCGTTTTGATCACGTAATCTTTTCGCCAAATCAAAGTTGTGAAAGAAAAATGCATGATACATTGCTGCTTTTATTCTTAATTTTTCTATTTCATATTCCTGACAAACTAATTTGCGTTGCGTATTTACTAACTCAAAACCCAAATTCCCAATCCTGTTATGTTTTACTCTTTCATCAAAATATATATCATTCATATCATCTACCTCCGATCAATCTTCATAATTAACCCTGTACATTTCCAAAAAATGTATTTTTCATTTAATTCCATGCTCTTTTTCAAAATCCAATAAATTCTGAATTGCATCATCGAATGCTTTATCTGTTGCTTCATTTTTTGTATGTGATACAACAGAACCCATATAATTTGCAAAAGACTTCAAAGCTCTATATTGTTCCATTTCTTTAACTGTAAGACCTAGATGATCTGCTTCATGTTGCATAATTTCTTTAGCATCTTTGCTCTCATATCCGCATGTCTCACAAACATATATTGTATACTGTTTCACTTAATCACCTCATTTACATTTCTGTAAATACTGCTCTCCAGCATCCATCTATAACTATATTGTCTCTTCTATAATCTGGCCTCTTTGAGTTCAGTTCATGGAATTCTTCACACCCAAGATCATAAAGAATTTCTGTTAATGCATCAGCTGCAATTTCACTATCTGTCCAAGCGTAAGCTTTTTCATCTCCGTCTACACCAGAGCAACACCAGTTCTCAGTAAGACTACTCATAATAATGTGCAGTAATTTCTTTTTGTTCACACTAACACCTCAACCTGAATACTTTATTCAACAACGTTTCCGTCAGAATCTCTAAGTACTGCGTTTTCAATGTAAATATCAATTCCAGCAGAAGCGCATTTACTTAGAAATTCATCCATTGCTTCATCATATGTGTTTTCGCTTGTTTTAAAATAAATACTACTGTCGCTTATATATAATTCATTCATAACTCTACCTCCTAATAAAATGTGCTTTTCATTGTGTTATTCTCGCATATTTTAATGGATATTTCGAAAAATCCAAATATTCAGAATTATATACACTAGGAATAAATTTTCTAAAATCATCATAGTACCATGCTTTCCATAATTCTGTTCCGGTCTTTACAAATTCCCTAGTGGCTTCTTGAAATGCGTCATATAACGTCATGTTATATACTTCCATATTTTCTTTTGTTCTTTCTTTTACCTTTTTAGGAACTCTACCAATTATCAAATCATCGTCATAAAACATATTCATACTCCTTTTTTTATGAGAAGTTTCCATTGCTATTTTACTTTGTCCAATCCAAATAAAGCATCAGGAAAACTTCTCTTTATTTCTTCAAAATTTTCAAAGCAATCTGCATATCTATCTGTGCCATCTTCTATGTTCAATACGAGAAAACTTCTATCTCTATCATTCCATAATGTTCTTGCATCATGTTCTGAAATAATATCAAACCATTTTGAAAAATATTCTTCTGTAAACATTTCAATTCCTCCAATCTTTTAATTGATTAGTTTATCAAACCCTATCTTATTATTCTCTGTCTTGTTGTACTAAAAAAGCAGATAACTTTTTCGTCACCTGCTTTCCTTAAATATTACGAAACTGCATCTCCGTATCATTTCATAATCTCTACATCCTTTATAATTATCACACATCCAATTATAAATCTCTGTATCAGACATATTATGAAATTTTAGAATATGTTTTCTGCATTCATCTAAGATATATCCTTCCATATTTTACTCCTCAATTTCTTCAACATCACTTTCATCATAATGAGTATCTGCTATTGGAATACATCTATCAGATTCCAATTTTTCTTCCGCTATTCTAAGTGCTTCAGTTTCATTTTCTGCCTCTACTTCATATTCTTCATATGTTGTAAATGTCACACTATACTTCTTCATAATCATTCCTCCATCATTTCTTTAAATTCTATCCAACTTTCAAAAGACTCTTCCAATCCTCTCGATCGAATGGTTTCCATTTCGTCTTCTGTCATTTCATAATTTTTATCTTCACAATATTGTTGGACTGTATCATGCTCTGCTTCTAACCACTTATCATCGTCTTCAATTTTATCGACTTCTACTAATAATTTATCAAGTTCATTCATAGTAGTCAACCTCCAATTCATGTCAACAATCAATAAAGAAAATCGTTCCGTTAAATATTTATTCTCTCTTTTTTTAATGAAATTTCCGTTTCATTCTTATTTTATTCTCTCCATGCTTTAACAAATCTATCGGCATGATCTCTCCATTCCAAATGTCCATATTCCCCTCTTACGATCATATCTTTGGTAATATTTCCATCATCTAAAAGAACTTTTACTTCTTCATATGCGCTTGGTAATTCATCATCTTTAGAATTCATTATCATTTTCTTCAACCACCATTGCTAATCCATTATTAGTCAATACTCTTTCTATCTCAGCAGGTTTTGATTCTTCACTTAAATAATCAGAATCCATTACGTTCATAATCTCTTCTATAATAATATCCATACTTTCTCTTGTAATTGCATTAATTGCTACCATTCTTATCTACTCTCCTTTCTAAAAGTGTCATTTCAATATAATCTCTATTGCATTATCTAATGGTGTTATTCTCTTGATTTCTTCATCCATATATTCTCTAAGTGCCTGATTTATATATGGTGTTTCACAATCAACAAGAATATCATTTTCTCTTGCAAGAACAACGCTGTCAGTATTTAATACTTCTAATAAATCTCTTATTTTCATATTGTTTCCTCCATCCTATCTAATACAATTCATTAAAAGCATCTATAATTTCCTGTCGCAACTTTTGTTTCTGTTTAAGTTTTTCTCCACTGCACAATTCCATTTCGTGATCTGCACTTGTTACATAATGTTCTCCATCTTTCCGTAAGTACACATCTATTTCTTCAATTCTTTTATTGTCTAATCTCATTTTCATGTAAATATGAGTTCCATATGTATGTTCTACCAACTTTTCCTGCATATTATTCCTCCTGAGACTTTCCGTTTCACTGTTATCTCCACCCAATATCTTTCGGTGTAATTTCAATATAACAATGTGGTATGCACGATTTACCGAAGTTTACACCAATAAAAATACTTGTGTCTCTTAAAGATATTTCTGTACTTGTAATTTTACAAAATTTTATAATATACCACGGTAATTTATTCTTGATCCATGTCATTCTCATTGAATCACTATCTGAAATTTTCTCATAAAGCGAATACATTTCATTTTTCTTTGTCTCATATTCTCTTCTATCATTAATAATTTCATCCCTACATTCCTGATACATCTTATAATACTGTTCCTCAAGGCTATTTGATAATTCAGTCAAGGATGTCTGTATACTCTTCAATCTTTCGTAACTATTTCTCATATAAAATCACTCCTTCTATTCTGAAATCTACGTTTCATCTATATAATTCACGTTTACACTTCTATCTAACAAATCATCATTTCTTTTTGTTCTCTTTGACTTCGAATGAAATGTTACAAGTTGCAAATGGACACTTCCAACATTCATAATGTTTACCTTTGTCACAATTTTTCTCATTCACAATACAACCTTGTTCATGAATGTAATCTCTTTCTTCAAATGAATTACAAATAATTTTTATAAAATTCATATTTTTCCACCCTATAAATCATCGTTTCATCAGTTTTCTACTTCTACAAAAACAGTGTACTCAATTCCATTACATTCAAAATTCCATTCACCGTCATATGTGCAACCTGGCTCTGTGCATGTCAACTCAAACCCATTATGGAATAATACCCCTTCTGTATATGGAGCTTCTTCTTCACAAATTACTAATTTAATATCCACTTCAATTCCGTTTGGGAATTTTGCGGCGTGTGTAATCGTCTCATCTCGTTTATACCCATATTTCTGATAAATTTCATCGCCTGTAAGATTAAGTAAATCGTTAATTAACTTCATTTCCGCGTTTGAAATTTTAATTGTTTGTACCATAATATTTTCCTCCAATTCTAAAATCCAAATGAAAATCTTGTTTCATCTAATATTAATTTATGGGTTCTACCATATCAAATCTTGCCACGTTCAGGTACCTCGCTTTTAAATTAGAATTGTATGTTGCAGCAATTTCCATACATTGACTTCTACAATTCTGCTTATACTCACAGCTGCCACATTCATCTGTTTCACTTTCCTGATATGATAAGATTTTGTCTTCATAGTCATTTTCCCAATGTTCCATTTCCGTTTCTCCTAAATTCCGAGTAAATCTTCTAATTCTCTCATCCGATCATGCTTAAAACCAATACATACAAGTGCCTGAAGAATACCTTCTGAATATCCTCTGTGATTTTCAGCTTTCATCCGTAAAATTTCAAAATGCACTCTGCTATCGGTTTCATTTGCTTCTGTAAATTCTTTAATCGCCCGATTTGCATTTCGAATTCCTTCTTCCATAACTCTTTTACAATTTTCACATTCTGTTTTATTCATTTACATCGCTCTCACTTTCTGTTATAATAACTATTCAAGGAATTGGGGACTTACATGGAATTTCCATTGCCCCATTGTTGTTAGCCTTCAATATATTCCCAGGCTTCTCGTTCTGTTGGAAAAGCAATGCTGCATCCTGGGATATACCAGTTTCCGTATTTCATGTACGGCATAGCTACACACCTCCTTGTATGTATTTATAGAAAAAGCAGAGAACGCCATCTCTGCTTTTATCTATCTCGTTATGTTATTCTCTCTTTTGGAATTGCTATTCTATCCGTAAAAATCTACATTTTTACTCTCCAACCTCAAACAATTCGTCACCGGAAAAATCAACCATATCTTGTAAAACGGCATGAGCAAATTCCTTTGCATAGTCTGTCCATATCTTATATTGTAATTCTTCCGGATTTAATTCATTAAGTCCATAATCTTTGACGAGTGCCTTTATAATGTTTTTCATTCTGTATTCATAATTTTCTTCAGTAGTGTGAATATGCATATACATAATTTAAACCTCCTCATAATCTTCAAGTAATTCTTTTAAATTTCCTTTTCTCCATCTATGTAGTTTTCTATCTCCTAATAGATTTTTAACATTGACTTCTGTCCAGTACATATACTGTTTGACGGCATTGTGATAATATCCGTCATTATGAACTTCAATATATTTATTTTTATTTTTCTTATTTCTATAGATTTTTATTACCACAATTTTCACCGTCTCTCTTTTTCAAATCTCTTCAAGAATCCATTTCTCAACAAAATCAAGTACAGCTTCAGGGATAACACCATCTATTCCTTCGCCATAATTGAATGTTTTTCCTACAAGTGTTGTTTCAAACTTAATGTCCTCGTTGTATATAATTTTATATGTTCTTAATCTACCAACTTCTCTTACTAATTCGACTCTCAAAACATTCATTCTTTTTTATCCTTTTCATTATTATTTGAATTAATTCACGTATTGTTTTTAC